CCAATACGGCATACGAGCCCATTGATCGTGACACCAAAAAGCTTCTTAAAAAGAAACCATCGTGGCTAGAGGAGTACGAGTGAACTATCCTTACGAATGTAAATGTGGTCATAAAATCGATATCAGTAAATCTTTACGTGATATTGACAAGTCTGAATACTGTATCCATTGTGGAGAACAGATGGATCGTAAAATAGGCCGTTCTAATTTTTACGGTCAAGGAGTTGAAGACGCTGCATTCGATCCTGTTTTTGGTTGCGTCATAAAAAATTCCAAACACCGAAGAGCTCTAGCGAAGGCCAACGGTTGGGAAGAAGTTGGTAACACCGATATGAATAAGTGGCATGATGAAAAGCAGGCTGAAAAGCAGAAAGAAACAGAGCGTTATTACGATGACGTGACTACTGATAGAATTGTAAGGGGCAAATATGACTCTTGAAACGTTGAACAGCTATACAGATATAGACCAAGAAGTTTCGAATAACCCAGATATTTCTGATGAGGAGCGTCAAGAGGTTAAAAAGCTTCTTAATATGTTTACACAATATAAAAAAGAACGCGGTCGTTATGACAAGAATTGGATGACCTATTACAAAATGTTTCGCGGTGTTCAATGGCCAACTAAACGACCGTTTTGGAGAAATTCAGAAATCATCAATTTTATTTGGCAGACAATACAGAGCCAAATACCATTACAAACCGATGTTCGGCCTAAATTTGAATTTTTGCCAAGAGAGCCATCTGATCGTGAATTTGCTGATGTTCTTGAGAGTGTGAGTGAAGCCGATTGGGAGAAAAACGGATGGTTGAATGTTCTTTTGGAAGTGCTTTATGATGGGTGGATCTACGGGACTTCATTTGGATCCATGAATTATGACCCGACTATGAATTATGGGGTAGGATCAGCTTCGTTCAAGTCGGAAGACGTTTTTTATATTTATCCTGATCTAAATGCAAACGATATTAACGACAGTGAATCAGAAGGGCTTATTTATGCAAAGCCTATTTGCACGCAGCGTTTGAAACGCAGGTTTCCAGATAAAGCCGATCAGATAAAGGCTGATGTTGAAGATTTCATCAGACGCGAACGGACGGATTTAAAAGATTTCGAATACACTCATTTCAATAGCGATCGTCAGCTACCCGAAGGGGTTTATGGGCATATGTGGGACGATTCCAACACAAAAAAGACGTTTGTTTTGGAATTTTTCCTTAAGCCAAAAGACACGATCGAAGAAAAATATGAAGATGAAGGTGAAGGTGGCGAGGTCACGACGAAATATAGAATTAAACGCAAATATCCTAACGGCCGTCATGTTGTCATAGCGAATGGAATGATACTGCAAGACGATGATTTGCCTTACGAGGATAATAAAATTCCGTTCTGCAAATTTAACAATTATATCTTGCCAAGAGAGTTTTATGGTGTGAGCGAAGTCGAACAGCTAAAATCGCCACAGCAGGTTTTCAATAAGATGTTAAATTTCACACTTGACGCATGGGCGTTGACTGGCAACCCGATTTGGGTTGCTGATAGCAACACGGGTATTGATCTCGATAGTGGTTTTACCAACGTGCCTGGATCTGTCATGGTTAAAAACCCAGGAACGGAGTTAAAGCAGGTTCAAGGCGTAGGCATGAATCCTGCTATTATGCAAGTAATCGACCGTTTAGAAAGCTGGTTCAACAAGATTGCTGGTATCAGCGATCTACAGTCGGGAGAAGCCCCAGGCGGCGTTACTGCGGCGTCAGCCATTGAACAGCTGATACAAATCCAACGTACTCGTGTAAGGCAAAAACAACGCAACATGGACATGTTCTTGGTTAAACTAGGCCAGCTTTATATGAATCGAGTGTTTGAATTCTATTCGGTTCCTCAAATATTTCGAATTACGAACCAGGACGGTTCGACTACATATCGCAAATTTCGCATCGATCAACAGGCAGACGAGCAAAATAAAATGGTTCGAGTAGCGGTTTTTCAAGATACTGAAGAGGATGACGAAAAGAATCAAACAGTTAAACCAGAAAAACGATTGATTCTGAAAGGCGATTTCGACATAAAAATCAAATCTGGTTCTTCTTTACCGTTTGAAATTGCCGACATCGAGCGCAAATCTCTCGCTCTTTTTGATCGCGGCATCATCGATGAAGAAGAAGTATTAAATAGGTTAGACGTTCCTAACAAGGAAAAGATATTACAGCGATTAGCTGAAAGGCAACAAGCTGCGGCTCAAGCGGCTCAACAACAAGGAGCATAATATGCCAGACGGAATGCAACAAGGTCAACCACAGCAGGGCGATAGTGGTCAATCATTGCCAACCGACATCATGATGGGATTGCAGACGATGGGACAGGCTTTACAAGAAGCCGGAGCTCCACAAGAGATTTTGCAACAATTGATGCAAGTCATAGAGCTTTATGATGGTGTTTTACAGGCATTGAGTGGCGGCGGCGGTTCTCCTAACCAACCACGACCTGAACAAGTAAATACCCAAGGTGCGGTAGCATCACCAGCAGGACCAATGTAAGAGGTTAATACATGGATAATTTTTATTTAGAGAATTTTGATTTGCAAGATGGAGATTTGGCAAGTGGTGACACTTCTACCGAAACTCCTCAAGAAAATACTCAGCCAACGGAAGCTCCGGCTCAGACTTTTAAATACACCGCTTCAGGAAAAGAGATTGAAGAGGATATTAACACCATTCTCAAGCGTGCATCCCAGGGCTATCATTACGCCCAGAATATGCAACAATTCAATCAACAGAAGCAGGCATTTGAAACTGATAGGCAGCGAAAGGAAGCTGAAATACGGGAACTTGAAGGCAAGTGGTCTCAATATGATCAGTATGCCAGGGAAAACCCTGATTGGGCTGAATATGTTAGATCACAATGGGAGCAACGACAGCTTGGTTTAAACGGGCAACAGTCAACGCAAACCGACTCAAACTTATCTCCTCAGCTTGCCAACGAGATTTCAGAACTTCGTCAATTTAGGGATGAATTTAAAGGATTTATGGCTGATCAGAAACGGGAGCGAGAAGATTTGGAGTTGAACGGCCAAATTGATCAAACCCGTAAAGAGTATTCTGACATCGATTTTAGTCATTCTGACCCTGATTCTGGCAAATCTCTTGAGTTTAAGGTCTTAGAACACATGCAAGCCCATGGCCTCAATAACTTCAGGGCGGCTTTTAGAGATTTCTACCATGATCAGCTTTTGGCTAGAGCAGTTACTAAAGCGAAAGAAGATACTGCAACAAGTTTGCAAGAACGTCAGCAGAAGGGGTTTATTGCAGAAAGTGACACTCCATTTACTGGGCTCAAACAAGCTACTGGTATTAAGAATAAATCCTATTTCGACCTTATAGACGAAGGTATTCAAGAATTTGGGGTGAATTAATAAAAAAGGAGTTAAAAAATGGCTGTTTCTATAGACCAATTGACAGCGATTACGCATAAGAAAATTATGCCTAAGATGTTCGATAACATTTTTGATTCAAATCCACTTCTGAAGCGTTTTCTTAAGGGTGGTCAATATGTATCTCAGGATGGCGGGCGAGCTATCGATGTTCCTTTAAACTATGCCACAACAACTAGTTCTGGCTGGTTTCAAGGAAGCGAAACGCTCCAAACAACCGATAACGAAAACATTACAGCGGCTTCTTATGACTGGAAATCTTTGTACGCGAATATTTCCATAACCAATGAAGACGAACTTAAAAACAGTGGTCCTAGTGGTGTTTTAAAGCTTCTTGCTTCTAAAGCAATGATAGCTGAAAAAACGATGAAGGATTCACTTGGTACGGGGTTATTTTCAGACGGCACCGACACGAAAAGTATTGTCGGTTTACGTGACGTTGTCGCTGCTACCCAAACAGTTGGTGGCATTTCACAAACGACAAATAGCTGGTGGCAAGGACAAGTTGATTCAACAACTACGACTCTTACATTGAGTGCTCTTCAAACTCAATTTGAGAATGCAAGCGTTGATTCTGAAAAACCAACAGTAGTTGTCGGGACAAGGGCGAATTATAACCGATACTATAATTTGCTTCAGCCACAACAAAGATTCACAGATTCAGAAACTGCAAAAGGCGGTTTTCAGAATTTGATGTTCAACGGCGTCGTGTTTTTGTCCGACTCACATGTTCCGACAAACCACGTTTTTATGCTGAATGAGAAGCACTTGTACTTGTGGTATCATCCAAAACGCAACTTTTATGCGACTCCTTTTCAAGCTCCGATCAATCAGGAAGTTAAAGTCAGCCGCATACTTTGGATGGGTAGCTTTGGATCTTCTAACAACCGTTACCACGCTGCTTTCACAGCGTTGGCAGCATAAGGAGGTGAATTATGGCTTTTTATAGTGCTGACCCCGTATTATTCTACGGTCCCAGTCATGTAACTGCTACGTTAGGATCAAAACATCCTGAAGTTGGTACGCGAGCTCATGTTGCTGGTCGTGACTATGTTTGGGCTTATAATGACTGTAACTCAGACATTAACCCAGGATTTGGTTGCGTGTTGCAATCAGCAGCGACTGGTATGAGTGTTTCCGTATCTGCGGTTACATCTGCTGACATCGTTGTGGGTGTTTGCTATCACTCTACTCTTACAACTGGCACTTATGGTTGGTTGTTAACAAGAGGTATTGGCAAAGCTGAAATGAACGCGACTTCAGGAACAGTTGCTGCGAAAGATCTTTTAGAGATCGGTGCAAATGGTGATTGGCAAAAGGTTTCCAACACCACAGCAAACTTTGCTCCTGCCGCTGGTTGTGCTCTTGAGGCGATCGTTTCAAGTGCTTCTGGCGCTGCGTATTTTTCGGTGTATTAATTAGGTTAAAGGGAGAATCTTATGGATATTAGGAATATTATTGTGGAGTTGCAGCCTTACATTATGACGCCGCCTCTTAGCACGGGTTCCGCGCATAAACAGGCTTGTTCTAATGATGAGGTCACCATTAACCAATGGTACGATACATGGATTTCTAATATCAAAGCCAACAAAGAAAAATACGGTTCTTTTGCCGATAATTCCGTAGGGAAACTTTACGAAACTATGGCAATGAGACCTTGCATCGTTGCAGGTAGTGGACCATCATTAAAAAGAAATCTTCATCTGTTAA